GGAACCGGGCCGCCGCCCTAGGACGCAACGACCTTGACAAGGTGGAGCACAACGCCGCCGACCTCTCAGCCGTTCGCAACTCCATGATTGCCCTCATTAAGGCCGAACTTGACGAGATGCTCATGGGCGAGGAGGACGAGATCGGCGATGTTTCGCAACTTCTCTGCTCCCTTCAGATGTTCATCTGCTGGTGGGATGACGAGGCTGACGAGAACGAAACCGTTGAGCCTTACGCCGACACCGAGGGTGAAGAAGCCCCCGAGATGTCTTCAGTTGATATGTCCTACATGGGCCTCGGCGTATCTGCCGACCTAATCAAGAGCGCAGTTAGCGAAACCGCTACTGATGCCGACAAGACCGCACTCCGTGAAGAGATCCGTAAGGCTCTCGGCATAGACGAGGAAATCGCCACCTACAAGGCGAGCCTTGCAGAACAGGAAGAAGTCATCAAGGGCTTCAAGGCTGTTCTCGATGAGGTTCGAGGGATGGCAGCACCAGGGGGCCCAGTCCTCCGTCAAACACATTCGCAGGTCAAGAAGTCTGCGGATGCCGAACGCTTGGAAATCGAGGCTGCACGACTTCGCAGCATCGCCGACCAGGTAGTCGATCCAGCTCTCCGCAATGCCTACATCGCTAAGGCTCTCGAAGTCGAGTCTGATGCGAAGCGCATTGCACGAGGCTAACCAAACCAATCCCTAACTACCAAGAAAGTAGAAATCATCATGGCATTTTCAGCCCCATCAGTTGATGACCTCTTTGGTGGCCTTCCAGCCGAACAGCGTGTAGAGCGCTTTGAGGCATACAAGGCTGCATTGAGCGCTTGTCACACCAAGTCACTTCAGGCTGCCCACACCGGCTCCGCCACCTTCGAGAAGGGTGTTGGCATTGTAAAGCGCAACACCGTTGCTTCGCAGGCTGCCGAGTTCAAGGACAACCTCGCCAAGTCAGTTAGCGCTGACCAACTCGCTGCTGTTGAGAGCGCCCTTGCTGGCATCTCCGACATCAACAAGGACTGGTCACTTACCAACCCGTTGAACACCGTTCCTTACGGAAACATCGGTCTGGTTCCCTACGACCTTGACCCTGCTCTGTCGATGCTGGTTCCCAAGACCTTCATCCTCCGCAACCAGATCCCACGAGTGGGCGCTGTTGGTCAGGCACTTGAATTCCGCCGTATCCTCGGTGTATCGAACTCGGGTACGGGTGGCGTTAGCAACCTCAACACCTTCTTCAACTCCAACACGCAGACCTCCTCATACGGTGGCGTGACCCTGAACCGCCCTAACAAGATCAACTACGCTGCTGACCGCATCGTCAAGTCGTTCGTTGAGCAGGGTGTTTCGGACTCCGTCACGATGCAGGCCGAGTTCGCTGGTCGTGGTTACACAGACCTTCGTCAGCACAGCCACACGGCTTTGCTCTGGGCTTCAATGCTCGGTGAAGAGCGCAACATGTTGAACGCTCGTTCGACTGCTCTCTCGACCTCGGGCCTCACCTTCACGGGTGCTGCTGACGCAACCGGAACCGGTATCGCTACCGGTGGTGCTTCTTCAGTTGTCGAAGTTACGCTGTCCTCATCGTTCGGTGAAACCGCCAAGTTGTCGGCTGGAACCATCACGGCTGTTGCTGGTCAGGGTGCAAAAGTCACCTTCACCGGAACCATCCCTACGGGTTGCATTGCCTACAACATCTACGTCACAGTTGGCGCAGTTGTTTACAAGTCCACCGTTACTAACGTGGCCTCGGGTACTGCTGGAAACGTGTTCTCGGTTGCTTCGGCTGCCCCCACCGTTGATGGTTCGTTCTCAAGCCTCGGCTACGATGGTTTCGTCAGCACGCTGACCGACTCCACGCAGTCCGGTTACGTCAAGGCTTTGAACGGTGCGCTTAGCAACACCGAGCCAGGTGCAGAGTTCCAGGATGCCTTCGTATCGCTGTTCAACAGCGTTCAGGCCGACCCTGACTACATCCTGACTACGGCTGCAATCCGCCGTTCGCTCGCTAAGAGCATCCAGCAGCAGGGCAACCCAACGGGTTACCGCTTGAACTACGAAACTGGTTCAGACGGCATCACCATTGGATCCGTTGTCACCGCTATCGCCAACGAAAGCACAGGCAAGATGGTCGATGTTATCGCCCACCGTTTCTGCCCTGCTGGTGTGGCGCTGGTTCACAGCACGCAGTTGCCTTTCCCTGACTCGGGTGTTTCCTCAACTGTTGAAGTTCACGCAGTCCAAGACCTCATGGTCATCGAATGGCCTCAGATTGGCATGACGTACGACATCAGCTCGTACCAGTACGGAACGCTTGCTTTCCGTGCGCCTGCATGGTCTGGTGCTATCACCGGTATCACCGCCTAGTCATAGGCAAAGTCTGCCGGAGTATGGTTCGCCCTGCTCCGGCAAACTCGCTGGTCTTTCAGACCGGCACTTGCGGAGCCATAGTGCTTCAGCATCCCGAGGGTGGGTGGTTAGTTTCCTCCCCTGGCTGACCCCCACCCTCCCATTCTCAAGGAGAGAGCAATGCGATTAGTAGGTTCAGACCGAGGTCTCAAAGAAATCAGCATGAACGACAGCGCCCCTGTCCAGCGTTCCAAAGACGGAACCTTTCATGTCGATGGCCCAGGCGCTCGTGCGCTAGTCAAGACCGGTGACTTCGCCGTTGCCGGTACTACCTTTCATGGCGCTCGTGGCTATCGCTGCCAAGAGTGCAACTTTCTATCGCTATTCCCGAAGTGCAAATGCGGATCTACTAACACGACTGAAGAGGACTAATGGCCGTCATCGCCAGCACCAATCTCACCGAGGGAACGCACATCCCCTATGTCACGATTGACGAAGTCCTGTATTCCGCCACCGCTTCATCCATCGACTTCTCTAACCTGATTGAGAACGGCAGCGAGGCAGTCCAGCGCCGTGCGCTTCAGGAACTCATTGTCCGTGCCTCTACTAAGGCCGACAACTTCATCTACGGGGCGCTCGGAACCCTGACCGCTACGGTAAATACCGAGAACGGGCGCTACCGAGCTAACCGCATGGGGCAGTTCGTCATCCATCCCTACTACTGGCCCATCTTGGAAGTTCGCACTTTCAAGGTCGGCTACGGCCCAGGCTCTGCTATGACCACCGCCACCGTCACGGCCGACACCTGCTCCATCGAACGGATGCAGTTCATCATGACCAACCCCACCGGCCTCGGATCTACGCCGGTTCAGTTCAACACGCTGGGCAACTACGCCGTAGGTGGCAACGAGCAGTTCGTGGAATACACCTATGTAAACGGGTTCGCTAACGCCTTTACCAGCGCAGAGTCCAACATCGGCGCTACCTCTATCCAGGTCACGTCAGCCATCGGTGTCTACCCAGGTCTGACCCTCACCATCTGGGATGGCATGAACGATGAGAGCGTGACTGTTGCTTCGAGCTATGACGGAACCAGCCTTACCCTTCCCCTTACCTCGGGCCTTCTCTACAATCACGGCAAGAATGTGTCTATCTCCAACCTGCCTGCCACCGTCAAGCAGGCCGTCATTCACCTAGTCGTGTCGATGGTCAAGCAGCGTGGTCAGGGCGGTCTAGTCCTGAACGAACTCGGAGACATGACCCCTGCCGGTTCGGTCAATGTCACCAGCCAAGTCGATGAGATGCAGGCGTACGACCTCCTCACCGAGTTCGCTGCCATCTGGGGTCGCAACTAATGAGCCGTGCCACCGTTCGAGCGCAGGTCGCTTCATACCTAGAGAACGCTGGCATTACAAACCTGTCCGGCGTAAAGCCCTTCCCAGCCAAGTTCACTCCCGAGATGGAGTTCTACGCTGGCGAAGACCCAGGCCACTCCTCGGGCGCAATCATCTTCATGTTCTTTGAGTCCGAGACCGAGAACCGAGTGGCACTAGGTGGCGCTCACAATGGGCGTAAGGCGGTGGAGTATTCTCTAGTGCTGGATTGTTTTATGCGATCCAACCACAAGAAGTCCGAAGATGCCGGTTCCGACAACGAGGCTTTCCTAGATTCCCTCTTAACAGCCATCCGAGCAGACCGCAACGCTGGCAACGCTTCCATCATCTTCCAATGGGGTGAAGGCGTGAACCCTGGTGGCGCTGACCTCTCGGTCGTGAGCTACTACCCACGCCTGCTAAATGGCGCTGGAAGTGCCACACAGACCTATTCAACCGTTCGGGTTTCGGTAGTCGAAATCCTAAATACCTAAGGAGCCAACTATGGCGTACAATTACAAGGGCGAAGTCGTGAAGGTCTATGTGGACTTCACCGATGGAGACCACACGCTCGAAGCCACGCCTGGCGAGTCCTACGACCTCATTGCAGTTCCCGATGACGGGCTGTTTGAGGAAGTCGCTAACAAGGTTGCTAAGGCCACCAAGACCACCGCAGATGTACCCACAGAAGCCCCTCAGACGGCCCCAGAAGCCCCTGTAGAGCCAGCAAACTAACTAACCCACCTAACCCACTAAAGGAACCAACATGACTCAATTCATGACCGCCAATAGTTTCCTCGGTCTTGGTATCGAGAACACCCGAGGCACGGCTGCTGCCAGCCCGACCTTCATCCCGATTACCGCACCGCAGGTCACGCCAATGCAGGTGTTCCTTCGTGATGAGGCGCTTCGTGGATCGCCTACGACTGTCTACGACCAAGTGGCCGGTGTTCGTCACGATGAGTATGACGTAAAGGGCTATGTCTACGGAGACTCGTTCCCCATCTTGCTTCGTTCCATCCTCGGTGGAACTGACACGAAGGCCGGCACAGGCCCGACCTACACGCACGGCATCAAGTTGCTGAACAACCAGACCGGTTCGCAGCCACCCTCCGTCACCATTCAAGACTTTGACGGTGCTACCGCCTTCCAAATGACCGGCGCTCAAATGTCCGAACTGTCATTGACCTTTGGAGCCGAGGCTGCTGCCGAGTGGACTGCAAAGTTCATGGGCAACCCCTACTCGCAAATCAGCGCCCCTAGCCCCTCCATCACCTCGGCCTCGTTCGTACCTGGCTGGAACATCACCACTTCAATCGGCGGATCTAGCCTCGCCTACATTGCTGAAGGTGAAATCCACATGAACCGCAACACGGCTCCAATCTTCACGATGGGAACCCAGGCTCCACGAGTTTCGTTCGCTGGGCCTCTTGAGGTCACGGGTCGCTTGCTCGCAGTCGTAGAAACGACCTCGGACATCTTCTCTAACGCCACCAACGGTTACGCCTTGTTCGATGGCCCACAGGCTACCGTCATCACTTTGACTGACCCCGTCAGCTCTAACAACATCGCCTTCACGATGACTAAGGCGCAGTTCAGTGATGTCAAGCGCCAGCGTGGGAAGTCCTATGTCGAAGTTGAAGTAAACTTCACAGCGAACGCCAATGCGACAGATGCCACTACCGGCTACAGCCCCATTGCCACCGTTACCACCAACAACATCTCTACGGCCTACATCGGGTCGTAGTCCACTAAGGGGAGACCATGCCAGCATTAGAACTACCGAACAGCGCTTCAGCAATCATTGCAACCAGAGCCGAAATCAGCGAGCGCACATCTCGCAGTATCTCTCGGTCTTACATGGTGGCTGGAGCAACCATCGCACGCCTACTCGAACTCGGGTATGACGAGTCAGATCCAAAGACCTGGGCTGCCTACTCAAAGCTCGATGAAGCCGAGCGTGAGGCCGTAGATGGCTACGAGGCAGCGCTAATCGTTGGCATGGTTAAGTCGTGGAGCCTCGGGGCTTTGCCGACCGTAGACACGGTCTATGACCTGCCTAGCGAGACCTTCCGTGCGCTGGCAACGGCCTGCGGTAATGCCTACAGCCAGGCAGAGGAGTTTGGCCCCGATGGAGTCACCGACCCAAAAGCGCCTACCGCCGACTGACTGCTCTGCGCCTAGCCATTAGTGGCAAGGATGCTGACGTTGATGTTGAACTAGCAGGGCTATGGAAGGAATACCGGTTCCGCAAGTTGTTCGGCGGTTCGCATAACGATTACCTAGACCAGCCCACCGAGACAATCGAGTGGCTCCTAGCAATAGATAACACAGTTCAGGAAGCGAGCAATGGCGAAGCAGTTTGATGTCAAGGTCAAAGGACTAGATGACTTCACCCGTGCTATCCACGCCCAGGCTGAACGCATCGACAAAGCAGCCGAGATGATTGTCCGCAAGGGCGCTGCCATCGTTGGTTCAGATGCCAAGCGAGAGTTCAAGCCACGCCCTATCGGATCGGTGCGCACCTCCAAGAACGGCAGGATTTACTACTCATCCAAGCCCCCGTTCCAGGCTCGCCCTAGCTCACCGACCTCACGCTCGGGCAATCTCCGTGACTCCATCCACATGACCGAAGCCAAGCGCATCGGCCCTGGTCGCTGGATGTCCACCACCGGCCCTACGATGATGTATGGCGCAATGGTTGAGCAGGGAACCTCACGCTCTCGGGCGTTCCCCTACATGGCCCCTGGTCTTCAGAAGGCTCTGCCTCAACTCGAGACCCTCTACACCGCCGAGTGGCGTAAGGCTCTGGCCTAAAGGAAATCATGGGAAACTTGCCACCAGTCAGAGTCGAACTCATTGCCGAAATCAAAGAGTTCATGGCCCGTATGAAAGAAGCCGAGCATGGCATCGGCAAGGTCGGCGATAGGGCCACCTACACCAAAGAGAAGATGGCTGCGCTCGGTCAGAAGATGGCCACCGGCGTTCTCGCTGGGGTCGGTGGAACGCTAGTCCTCGCTACCAAATACGCCCTTGACTATCAGAAGTCCATTGAGCAGATTGGCTTTCAGGCCAATGTCTCCGAGGCAGAACTGAAGCGCCTACACGGAGCCGTTCTTGAGACCTCATCCGCTACGGCTACCAGCGCCGAAAGCATCGCTACCGCCTACCTCGCAGTTGAGAAGGCTGGCATCAAGGGCAAGCAGGCCGATGAAATGGTCACACAGGCTGCAAAGTTGGCGAAGGTCGCTCATGCGGATCTAAACCAAACCATCTCGGCCGGTATCGTCATTCAGCAACTTGGCATCGCTAAGGGCATGAGTACGGTTCAAATGTACGATGCCCTTTACGGTGCGGTGAAGAACTCCAAACTGTCGCTTGATGAACTGACCGGCGTGTTCCAGGGCAAGGCTGCTCTTGCCATTACCAACTACGGCATCAAGCTCGGTGAGGTCGCTGGCGTGGCTGGCGTGTTTAAGAAGGCCAATGTCGATGCCGGTGCTGGTATGGCTGGCCTGCAGTTGGCGCTGGGCAAACTAACCACTCGCAACCAGAAGGCCAACGACACCCTCAAGACTGTCGGCCTGACCCAGGCGCAAATCGCTGCGGATCTAAAGAAGCCCAACGGACTAATCACGATGTTCACCGATTTGGCAAGTCATGTTAAAAAGTCCGGTATGCCACTTCAGCAGTATCTCAACTCGCTGGTCGGCGCACGAGGCGCACAAGGTCTAGGTTTCCTACTTAGTCAAATGAAAGAACTGCAAACAATGTCTGGTGGCGGTGGCGTGTCAGTCGGCAACGCTTTTCAGACCTGGCTCAAAAACCCCGAGGGTGCATTGGCTAACTTTAAGACGGTGGCTACGAACACGCTCATCGGCCTCGGTGACCTGCTCCTGCCTACCGTCACGCAAGGTCTTACATTCTTGAACGGTGTAATGGCTAAGTTTCAAAAAGACAAAGGCTGGCAACAGGCTGGCATTGGTATCGCTGCTGCTATCGGCGCAACCCTCGCCACCGTAAAGTTGGTTGGTCTTGGAAACTCCATCGCTGCATCGTTCGGCTCTGAGGCCGTGTTGCTTGCTGGCCCGATTGGTATTGCCATCGGCGCTGGGGTATTGGCCTACATGCTTGACAAGAATTTAAAACACGGTGTCAATCAAGCCATTACAGGCAACGGGCCAGGCGGTAGACCTCAAGGTTTCAAAGACATTGGCGGTGAAATCTGGAACAGTATTGTTGCAACGGCCATGAACGCCCCAAACGCAGTAAGTGATTTGTTTGGAGGAAAACTACTCAAAGCCCCAGGCGATTTGTTGAAGCAGCGCAACATTCCCAACTGGTTAAGTTACGCCAACACCAGTTCAATGCAAATGTTCCCTGGCGAAATAGACCTGCGCTCACGCCGTTCTAACTCCACCACGCATAACAAAGTCACGGTCAAGGTTCACTAATGGCGCAAGGTCAAGCGGAGTGGAACGGCGAAAGCCCCAATGACATTCAAATTGAGATTGACCTAGATGTTCTTGCCAAGCGCCTCGCAGCCGACCCTGACTTCATCCGCCTCATCTCTAACAAGGTACGCAAAGAGCTGACCAAAGACGCTCGCACAATGGGCAACCTGTTCGGCAGGTGGGCCGGTCGATGACCCAGATTGCCAGCCTTCCCCTTCTTCGAGTAGAGGTAGCGTTCAACCCTACGGATCTACTGAACCTCACCCAGACCTGGACTGAGGTCACGCCGTATGTTCGAGACTTCGGCACACACGGGGGCCGTCAGCACTACCTAGACCGCATTGAAGCCTCCACGCTTTCAATGACCCTAGACAACCGCACCGGCTTCTTTATGAACGGTGACTATTCCAGCGTGACTGCCGTGTCCGGCTCTGGCTCAATCGTCACCTACACCTGCACCAACACTTTCACGGCTGGCTCAAATGTCACGATTACCGGCGTGACCGGTGGCTCGGGTGGTCAGCCCTACTCGGGAACCTATGTTGTGGCTACCGCTAGTTCCACGCAGTTCACCGTGAGCAACACCCAGACCGGCGCTGCCACGCTTTCATCGGCCACAGCAGTCACTAGACCAATCATCGGCACTCGACTTCCGATCCGTGTGTTAGGTGGCTGGCCTCAAAAGTCCGTCACCGCTATCTCGGGTAGTGGTTCAACCGTTACCTATACGGTAAACAATAACTACACGCCAAGTCAGTCAGTCCTCGTGACCGGCTCAAACATTGCTGGCTACAACGGCTACTTCACCATCGCTACGGCTAGCCTTACGCAGTTCACCGTCACCTCAACCGTCACCGGAACAGCCGACCTTGTGAACTACCCCACCCTGGTTGGCAACGGTCACACAATCTTCTGGGGGGTCATCGACACCATCGACACCAGCCTGCAGGATGCGCTGAACTCGGACTTATACCTCTCGGCCTCGGACTCGCTGAAGTTCCTATCCCTGCGCTACCTCTACAACAAAGCGCTCTACGCTACCTACGCAGACATCTCATCGGCTCGCTCTTGGTATAACACGGTGAACCAAAACTCCTATGTAGACAACATTGAGGGGTACACCGGTTCCATTGTCGGCCCTCACGCATCCACCGAAGGCGTGCTTCTGTACGACAAGACCACCTCAGTAGACCTGACTAACGGATCTACGGACAACACCGCCTATGTCCAAATCCCTGTAGCTTCATCAGGTTCGTCAGCGCTTGACTCGGGCATTGAGTTCTGGGTCATCGGGCAGGGCATCACGGCTGGAACGCTGCTAAACATCAACCTATTCAACCCTGGTGGCTTCAGCATGGATGTCTCAATCCAAATCGATAACGCTGGTCAGGTCGTGACCGCCTCGGGGCTGGACTCCAACACGGTCATCAGCGATGGCTACTGGCATCACATTGCCCTAATCGTGGACAGCGCCACCGGCAAACTCACGCTGATTGTGGATGGGGTATCAGTCGCAAGTTCGGCCACCTACTTTGTTGGCTACGGGTTCATCTCCAACTTTGGCTCGGGGGCGAACTACGCCATCTGCAACAGCCAGCCTTGCTACATCGACCAGATAGTCATCTCGGACAACACCGTCACGACAACCGAGGTCAAGAATCGCTACGCAGCCGGTTCGCTACTTCGTGCAGATGCCAACGCTGCAGACCGCATCGCCCAGTCGCTAGTCATTGGTGGGCGTGGCACTATCGCCTCGGGTGCGGTGTCGGTATCCAACTACCTCGTGAACGGATCAACCTACAGCCCAGGCTCACCGAGCAACGGAACCATCCTCTGTCAAGGAACGCTTGCGCCGGTCACGACTAGCTCGGTGCTGGATTCCATCTTTGAAGCCGTAGACACCGAAATCGGCGTGTTCTATCAGGGCGATGATGGCGTGCTGAACTTCCACACTCGGGCCTACATTTATCGGGCAGCCGGTAATGCCACGCCTAGCGGAGCGTATGTGTGGACAGACGATGACACCTCGACCTATCACTACGAAGCGCCCTCGTTCCAACTGACCCGTGACGATGTGGACACCTGGACAACGGTCATTGTCAGCCCCACCAACGGCACGCCTCAAATCTACGAAAACACCGCCAACGAGACACGCTGGGGCCAATCGACTCTGACCAAATCCAGCACCGCCACCACGCTCGAAGGGGCGTACCAGACCGCTGTCTATCTAGGCCATGTGTTCGCCACGCCTCTCGCCCGAGTAAATACGCTCAAGCTCAAGAGCGAAACGGACAACGGCTCCAACCTAGATGCCATGCTCGGTGTAAACTTACAGGACAGGATTACGGTGAAGCGCACCCCCATCAACGCTTCAGCAGCCGGTATCACAAACACGGACATGAGCGTGGAATCTACCAATCACGAGTTCGCTGCGGAGCCTGGCTTCTGGCATACGACCTTCACGCTAGATCCGTATCCAATCCGCTTCAGCACGCAGTCCAGCCCCACCTACTTCCTCATCGCTGACGATGCCACCTACGGCAAGTCAGACCTCGATGTGGCGCTCTAAGGAGAGTTAATGAGTACCCCAGTTTCAGGCGCAGTCTCGTGGACTACCCCAGCCACCATCGCTTCGGGCGATGTCGTGACCTCTACGGATCTCAACAACTTGAATAAGGATGTAGCCTACCTGCACGCTCGCCCCTGGGTCATTGCAACTCAAACCGGTACAGGAACGGCTATTACTAATCCGGCCTCGCAAATCCTTTTTGGTGGAACCGGTTCGGGAACGTGGACAGCAACCAGTTCAACCACTTCAGTCGGATCTATTAACAACTCATCTGGGGTGTGGACTGTTCCCATTGCAGGGATGTACCGCATCACCGCCACGCTTGGTGTAGTTGCTACGGCCTCGACCCATTGGCGTTTACGCTTAGTCGGACAAACTTCTTCTGCTGCTTCGGCTTGGCAATTCTCAGGCAACGTTGTTAATGGGGTTGCCGCTGCAGGCAACATCGACATCAGCACCGTGTCGGTTCTCGTGCCAATCGGTACGGCCTCTTCAAGTGTTTCACTTAATAATGCCAGGTCTTTTTACCTTAACTTTGACCACCTTTCTGCTTCAACCTCAGGCAACATTGCAGCGCTTGGAACGCAGGCATCAAACTTTTACCCAACCACCGTGCAGATTGAATACATCGGTGCAAGCACAGGAGCCTACTAATGGCAGACGTAAGAGCAGACATCGTGAAGTGGGCTATGTGGGCCGTTCAAAATAAGAAGCGCTTTCACTACCTTCAGGCTCGCCCCTTCACCTACCGACTAACCGCCCCCATCAACATCGATTGCTCGGGCTTTGTCGGTTGGTGCTACAAGCAGGCCGGAGCGTTCGACCCGTATCAGCGCCAGCACAAGGGCATCGGGTACACCGGCACTCTTATTGAGCTAGGCAAGAAACTCATTATTCCTCGCTTGCAGGTCAAGCCTGGTGACATCGTGGTCTATTCCGTAGACCGGCCCACGAGCGAGCAGCACACCGCCGTAGTTGTAGCCGGTGGCAAAGACCCCCTGACCGTGAGCATGGGTCAAGAAGGCGATCCGTCACTAGTCCACGTTTCGCAAGACCCTCGCAAGCCCACCTTCTATCGGTTCCCCACCGGTCAAGCGTGGCCTGCTACGCCGTTCCCTCCCAAATAGTGCCATGAACATTCAATCGTGGAACTTTTGGCTTGGCTTCTTCACTACCTGCGGTTTTGCCGTAGGCTTCATCTGGGGTGGTGTAAAGTGGTATCACCGAACTGTTGCTAATCTCATCACCAAGCGCCTTAAAGAAGGTGAGCGCAGGGCGCAAATCGAAGCCCTGAATGTTCGCTTTACGGATCTAGAGACCACGCTGAACGCAGTTCGCAAAGACATCACCCCGAACGGCAAGAACACCCAGCGCCTCGGAGACATCGCAGCACGAAGCGAAGAGAAGATTGACAACCTGATGGCGTTCATGGAGCGCTACGCAGTTAAGGTCGATGGCCTCGAACGTGAGATTGCAGCGCATCTGGGCTACCACGATGGCGCAGAACTCTAAACCGCTTTACCAACTCAACTAAGTAAGGAACCCACATGGCCTCCGTTTCACAATACGCATTCCCTCAAGAAGGACTGGACTACCTGCTCGGTGTCGTACCTAAGGGCGGAACCGCACCAGCCACCTTGTACCTCGGACTGTTCACGACTACCTGGACAACGGTTCAGAGCTACGGTCTGACCAACATCAACATCACGCTTGGAACCGGTACTTACCCCGTGACCGAACTCGCTTCCGCTACCGGCTACACCGCTCGCCCATCGCTCGCTGCTGCGACATGGGGCGCTGCTGCTGCCGGAACCGTGACCATCGGCGCTAACACCGTGAACGTGCGCCAGTCCACCTACGGCTCGGCTATCTCGATTACGAACTCCTCGGCCTCGGCCTGGACAAACATCAACGGAATGTTCATCGCTACAAGCGCTACCGTTGGTCAGGCTTCAGGAGCCGGTACGACCGTTCTCTGGTACGCCCCGTTCAGCGATGGATCAACCGTCACGCTTGCTGTCGGTGACACGCTCAACGTCACACCCACCTGGCAATCTGCGCCATACCCAGCCTAAGTAGGGGCCACCAATGGCCTTTACGGAAATCTCTCGTCAAACGGGAACCGTTGTTCGAGTCTCGGCAACTACGGCTACAGACACTAAAAACCTGTCCGTTACGCCCACTACTGGACAATGGGTAGCGGTAGCCCTGTACACCAACCAGGGCATTATTTCGGCTTTTAGTGGTGTTGGTGCTAATAGTGTGGTTACGGCCGTAACGTGCGGTAGCGTTTCAATGTTGCTTTTGGAGAGTGGTGTAAGTACTTCAATTAACGCCCCTACCGTTTACATAGCCCCCTACCAAACCGGTATGTCCACAGCCATTAACGTAACGTGGGCCAACGGTGTGGCTAGTACCACCCTGGGTATTGCCATTATTGTATTTACTGGGCCTTTGACTGGTGCCACGTCAGGGTACGCCCAATTTAGGTATTCCACACCTGGAACTAACGGGGCTTTTGACGGATCTGGTAATGACGGTGCTGGGTTTGGTTTAACCCAGGCGGGTGCCACCAGCGGTATTGTTTCGTGGGCTAGTTCGGCTTCCGGTATTCCCACTAGCTATGACACCCAGGGTGAAGTGTTTATCTGCGCCACTTCCGCTACCAGTTCGTTTAACGTAAACCAACCTCGGCAATTTGGTTTGTTTGGTGCTGCTGTCGATAATTCGGGAAACTTGACAACGCTTGGACAAGCCACCGGAACTGTCGTTATCAACAACGCAACAACTGTTGTGACTTCCGGCAAAGGCGTTATTTATTCCCCGTCCGGTAACTTTGTTTTTACTTACACCGGAACCAATACAGTGACCAACACACTTACCGGTTGCACTACAACAGCACCTAGTACGGCCCTTATCCCAGGCTATTGCCAACTGATGTTGAGTAACAACGGAACTAGCACCATTACAGCGGTTTTGCCCACAACTTCACTAACTTCAGGAACTTTAGGTGGGTTTCAAACCGGAAACAGCACCGCCTACTCTGGGGCCAGTACGGCCAACGGCCACGTTCAGGTAGCCATTACCGGTGGCGCCACTCCGGCCCGTTTGGATCTCATGCTGGGTTCCAACATCAGTGGCCTGACTTCAGTGAAGGCTTATGGCAATTTAAAAATCTCCGGTTCAAACATTCCTGTTGGCGGTGGGTTTATTTACACAATGGTTCCACCTACCCGAACTATGACCCGAACTTCCTCGGCCTCTAGAACAATGACTTCGTTCTTTAGGCGTACTTGGTCACGCCTCGCCTCGGCCACCTTTAACATATCCGCAAATGCGCTCAAGACCGTTGGCAGAAAACGCAGCGCTTCGGCCACCTCTAACAGATCCGCACGAGACACTCGAACCGTCAATGCCGTAAGGGTCGCCAAAGCCACTCATGTCAGGGCTGCGAACGTAAACAAGTTTGCCAACCTCATCAGGGTCGCACGAGCAACTCACATACGGGCTGTTATGGTAGGCAAGTTCCGCTCGGTTACCAAGCAGGCCAAAGCCACGCAGGTCGTATCGGCCTCAATCACCAGGCAAGTGACCTTGACACGCCGAGCCAACGCCACAATGAACTACGCTATTAGTAGCTCTAAGTCACGGACTTTTGTTCGCAAGGCCGTTGCCACCGTCATCGCAGTTGGTCGTTCAATCATTACGGTTTCGACCAAGACCCATCCTGGCACGGTCACGAGTGACTTCAAGACCGCATCAGTCACGGGCAAGTCGCAGGCTGCATCAGTCGTGGGTGATTTCAAGACCGCATCAGTTAGTACCAAAGCCAAGTTTCTAGTAAAGGATTAGTCATGGGATACACCGTCTACGCCGGTTCGACCGTTCGCTTCTACACCAGCCAGCCCTTCAAGGCCATTGACGGAACGACCGTAGACCCCGATGTCGTGCAGTTCTCGTACCAAGTGCAAGGGCGCTCTACCGTGAGCTTTACCTACTCCAACGGTACGGGCGATCCGTCAGGAACAATCGTGCGCTCGGCAGCCGGTACTTACTACGCCGACATCGACACCAGCAACCTCGATGGCTTCTGGTCATGGCGCTGGTTCGGACACCCAAGCGGAGTTATTAATCACGACACCACAAAGACCCAAGTGGCTACCGAAGGCTCATTGACCGTATCGGTTCAGGGTCTCTAGGTCTCGCTTCCCAGCGATACCTTTTGACTGAAGCCTTGAGTGTGTCGGGCAGGAACCCGACCGCCCCAGACTACCGTTTGTAGTACATCTGCGCTACCGTTTGTAGTACATCTGCGCTACCGTTTTTGTCCACTTCTCCCCCACTTTTATTGTTCCCAAGTTGGTACGATAAATGGCAAATCTATACCGGAACTGGTATAAAACTGCCAAATCAGATAATAAACGAGCGCCAAATCATATAACGGCGCTTTACATTTTTACTCAAACGCCATTTTGAGCAGTTGAGTAAAGGCTAAAGAATGGCTAGATCCGACCAGCCACGAGAGCCACAGCCCTCACCGATGAGCAGGGTGAGCAGACCGGCTGGGGAGTTCGCCCCCGTGTTAGCGGTGAACCAGTAGGAGCCACCGTCAGAGGCCGGACTTTGAAAGACCGTGCGACCCGAACTTTCCGAGCAGACGAAATGGTGGAAGTGGCCCGAGAACAGAATGTCGGCATCCCCAATCGACTGACGACCCAGAGCTTGGCCCTTTAGCCAAGTCTCAATCTTGCTCACCGATCCGCCTGCTCCACGCCCGAACTGATGCCCGTGAGCGAAACCGACTGCCACGCCCTCAATGTTCAGGGTCATCGTCAAGTTGTCGGCAATCGCCCCGAGGGGAACGGACACGCCCGAGTAGCGGTCAGGATTGGCAGCGCAGATTTCGGCCACGCCATCAAACACGGCTAGGTCATCGTTGTCTGTCCAAGTGGTGTACGCCTTGCCAGCCGAGTTCCGGTTCTCCCCGTGATTACCAGGCACAGCGCCCAGCACGACTTTGTAGTCTGCATTGACCAGTAGATCCACAAACCGCAGGATGAGCCTTCGAGCTAGTCGCATCTGCTCACGCCGGTCTAGGTCGGTCTGAAAGGCTTGCATGGCGTAGTGGCCCGAGCATTGCTCCACAAGGTCTCCGAGGCCCACGAGATACACCACGCCTACACCACGCCCCACCTTGCGGAGTTCCTTCAGTCGAGCCAGCGTGCGTTCTTGCGCCACCATGATGCGATCTATCGTGGCTTCAGAGCCACCACCCTCGCCCTTGCCTAGTTGCCAGTCAGCAAGTAGCACGACCATCGCAGCCTTAGTGGTATCTAATCCAGTACCGCTAACGGGCCGAGGCTTGCGCTTCATCACCATCTTGCACAGCGCCTCAATGTCGGCACGGTCATCGTGAGCCTCACGGGGCTTCAGGGTGGCTCGGTAGTAGAACAATCGGCGCAGGCCACCCTCGGGGTCTGGGGCATCCCACGCTCGAATCTGCAGGGAGCCAGGCACGACCATCGTGCGCTCGGGGTCAAGCCCCCAGTCTGCGATTAGAACCCCCCAGATGGCCTCGTCAGGCTCTTGGTCTAGGGCTGCGGTGATAGTGCCACCGGTCTCGGGGTTCCACACGATGCCAGGCTCAAAGCCTTGTGGGTGCGCCTTGCGAGACTTGCGCTGGAACTCGGTTAGATCCGTCATAGTTTCTCTCCACACTTAGGGCAGAAGTCGTTGGTAATCCATTGGTAGTTCCTGCGCAACTTCAACAAACGAGCTTTGACATGACCGCAACCTTCACTAAGGATTTCGCTTGTTAAAGGTTCTTCCGTAACATTGGATACAGATTCCGCTTCAATGCCGTTCAGACCTTCCCAGAACGCTTGCAGGTCAGACTCACGCCAAGCGCTTTCGTCAGAGGTTGAATTGACGGGGGTCATCGGCTAATCCAGATGCACCAGATAGCAAACACCATTAGGGCAGACCAAACGGCCCAGAATCCTTGCAAGTCAGTCATCGCTGAACTTCGCACTTAGATTCGGGCAGTGTGTCAGAAATGGCACTTGCACGGATTTCTGGGTGTTCAATTTCAGTTTCTAAATCGCTGAACTTTCGTTCCTCGGTCTGTTCCGTGTCGCACGAAATCTGGTCAGTTGTGGAATCCTTCATCGGTAGCACGCACAATCTTGCTTGCGGTGTCGAGCAACTGTCGTGGATGCCATGCTCTCGCCACGCCTGCGAAGCCATTGGTGAATAGACGAGGTGGTGATGTCCGGCGTGTCTAGCGCTGCGATGAGCGTGTCGGCCTCATTGAGTGTCTCAATGGCGGTCTTGATGGCGCACTTCACAACCTTCGTTGGTTTACGGAACTCGCTCAAATCTATTGTCATGTGACCTCCTCTGGTCGTTGCCCGAAGTCTAGCCCACAGAGCAATCCACAGGCAAGCACCTGTACGCTGTTATCTCCCTATGACGAACCTCATTCTTTTCTGCGATAATTGTAAGGAAGCAATCACGCTTCAAGGTCAGCCAATAGGAGTTCGCCAATGGCGATTGGCTCGGCCCCATAAATGCAAAGGCAAACCATGACCCCTATTGTTAGATCCGTAATCCGCACCGCTGTTCCGGCTGTCGCTGGCGCTGCCACCGGCTACCTCGCCAAGCACGGCTTCGACACGAACGGCACAGTCGCTATGGCCGTGATGCCAGTTGCAACTGCGCTTTACAAGGCCGGCGCTCTCAAACTTGAAGTCAAGTACCCCTGGGCGAAGGCCTTACTCGGAGTTGCTAAGTGACCCCGACCCCTGGCACGCTCGTCTTCTGTCACAGCAAAGACTTCATCGGCAAGGTGATCCGTTTCGGTGAGGCGCTCCGTTGGAAGCGTGGCGCTCAATGGAACCATGTTGCCATCATTGACCGAGTGGTCGATGGTGTTCCCTACGTCATCCAAGCCGAGGCCCGAGGCGTGACCGACATCCGCCGACTCGATGAGATTGCCCCAGGCGGAACCTACGAGCTAGTGGCTCTACCTGCCGGTGTCGATGTGGAGCAGACCCTGTTCTTCGCTCGCCAGCAGGTCGGCAGCAAGTACGGCTTCGGAACTATCCTCGCCATCGCAATCGACATCCTGACCCCCTCGTGGTTCCCCTCGTTTCGACCAGCCAACAAGCGCTCAAACTCGTGGATCTGTTCGGCAGTCGTAGCGGAGTCGCTTCGCTTCGGTGGCTGGTTCTGCCATTGGTCGGACATCTACCTCGTGACCCCTGCGGAGGTTTACATCGCCATCTGCTAGTATCTCTAGCAAGTGATACGTACCTCCTCGTTACTGGGTCACTCCTGCGAACCCCCTGGCTCCGGCTGGGGGGTTTCGCCTTATCTAGTACGGGAAACTCGGGGTGCTTGCGCTTGTACCATTTAGGTACTAGTCTGTACCCATAGGGAACAAGCCCTAGATCCGAGGAGGATGCATGACCGAATACCTACCCGAGTGGAATGGTGTCAAGAAGGGCGAGAAGGTGATGGCTGACGGTCAGCCCTGCACCCTCGTTCACGCTGTCGTTGTCGATGGCAAACTGTCGCACTTAATGGTGGTGGCAGACAAGTACCGCACTTGGCACGCCGTATCGCCGAGCGAAGTGACCCCAATCAAGAAAGGAAAGAAATGAGCAAGCAATACGAGATGACCGTCAAGTTGTCACGCAAGGCCGTAATCGAAATCGGCTACTGGCTAGAGGAGGCGCTGCGGTTAAATGATGTCGAGTTCACCAGAGAGACCAATGCCGAACTGCGAGCCTTCGTGGGGTCGATTGACGAGCAACTGATGAACGCCGAAATGGGGGAAGAATAATGACCCTCGTGCAAGAGCTGAACGATTTAGGATTTCACTTTGAGGACTCCGATGGCGAGTTCATCATCTTCAAGGCGCACGGATCGGGTCAGAACGACACCGTGTTCGTGACCGCCAATGTTGAGACCGGCGAGATTGAAATCCAGTACGCCTACTACGAAGAAGAGAAGGCTGCGATAGTCGCTACTTTCTCCGAGTGGAACCCTGCCATCGTTCGATTGCTGGAATGGTGGACTCTGTGACCACACCGCTTTACGCATTAAAAGACCTTGAGATGAAGGGCAAGTTGTCCGACTACCTGGCACGGGCCAAGCGTGATGAGCGCACCGTGCGAGCAGTCGCAGCCGAACTATCATCCAAAGGCGCACCAGTCAGTAAGACCACCGCCTACCGGTGGATGTCATACCCTGATGCGAAGATGTACCCAACCAACAAGAGGAGGCGCTAATGGCGTTCAATGTAAATGATTACGAGCCGGTGGAAGTCCGACTCAACCGCTTCTGGGAGCAATACCCAGAGGGCCGTGTGGCTACCGAACTGGTGTTCCACTCGGAGACCCAGTTCATTATCAAGGCCAGCGTGTATCGCCACCTTGACGATGCCGTACCAATGGCTACCGGCTACGCCGAAGAGCGAGTAGATCCGAACCCCAAGCGTGTGAACTTTGCATCTGCGCTTGAAAACGGAGAGACCTCGGCCATCGGGCGAGCTTTGGCTAATGCCAACTTCGCACCTAAGGGCGCACGCCCCAGCCGTGAGGAGATGACGAAGGTGCAGCGCCGGTCAGAGCCGGTGGCAATCGAGAAGCCAGCCACCGACCTCGACTTGGTCAAGCAGATGTTGAGCGCCATGTCAAAGGACTCGGGCATCCGCAAGCAGTTCGTTCTTGATGCGCTAGGCGTGTCGGAACTTGGAAGTCTTAACGACCTCGGTGACAATGAAGTTGCCGTAGTCCTGAAGAAACTGAACGAGGCAATGTCTGCCCCGTTCACCGAATAGGGGAGGAAACCCATGTCAGATAACACCATCACCGTTGTAGGGAACATCACGAAGGAGCCTGAGCTGAAGTTTCTTGGATCGGGCAACGCTGCGGTCAAGTTCAGCATTGCCGTGAACAAGCGCCGGAAGGGTAAGGATGGCGAGTTTGAAGAGTCCACCTCATTCTTCGATGTCCAGGCCTACGGCACGCTGGCAGAGAACCTTGCCAACTCAGTCACGAAGGGCAACCGCATCGTGGTTACCGGCGAGATTGAACAGCGCTCGTGGGATGACAAGGAAGGCAACAAGCGTTCGACTGTCGAAATCACGGCATCTGAGGCCGGCCCATCGCTTCGCTGGGCTACCGCCGAAATCACCCGAACCCCGAGTAAGGCACAGTTCTAATGCCCCCAGCCAAGTTGTCCGAGGCAATCAAGGCCATCCTTGAGGCCACTCGTGCCACCATTGGAGACATTGAGTTCACGGCTGACCAAGCGCTGGTTCTCTGGGGCGGATCTAAGGCTGCGAAGTTGGCAGACCTGACCGACATCCAGTTGCTTCAATACTGCCTAATCAGCACGCACGCCGAGGCGCAAGAGATGGTAGAGGCCAACACCGCTCCAAGCCTTATCGTGCCGAACCGTGAAACACGCAGGAAGTTGGAGAAGGGCCGCTAGTATCCCTTTGTCTGCGAGTGCAGACACCGATACTGCAAACTGTGAAGCCCGAGTCGGCAACTTACCGGCTCGGGCTTTTGCCTATTGACAGCGCCCTTTAAGTGGCGTAGATTTACCCCGTATTACAAAACAGACCAGAGGAGGTCACATGAAACTATCCACCCTACGAGCTACCACCGCCATCCTTGCCATCGTGCCAGGCTGGGAAATCGGCAAGGCCCTAATGAACCACGCAGGTCAGGCTGCCAGCCACCTCGAACTAGAGGCGCAGGTAATCGGATCGCTGGCGCTGGGCTACGGCATTGCCTACATCGTCATCGGTCTCGTGGTATCGCAGTTCCGCAAGTAATGGGCTGGCAATCTGAAGCTTCGTGCCGTTCGTACCCCATTGACTACTTTTTTCACAATGAAGCGGAGGTCGTATCGGACTCGGTTCGAGAACTTTGCACCGCCTGTCCGGTTCGTGAGGATTGCCTACGGCTGGCAATAGCCACCGACAGCACCGGCATCTGGGCTGGAACCACGACAGAACATCGCCGGTCTATGCGCCCGAAGGTGGTCAAGGTTGCTCAATGCGGAACGACCAGCGGACATCATCGACACCGCAAGCGTGGCGAGAAGCCGTGTGAGCCGTGCCGATTGGCTCGCTTGGAATACCTGAACAAGTATCGTTCGCAGCGCCGAGCTAATGGAATGGAAGTCAAATAATGGAGTGGCAATCACGAGGCTCATGTAAGGGCAAGCCCCTCAACTGGTTCTTCTTTAACCACCCCAAGACAGAAGTTGTGTTCCCTGAAGTTTCGGATCTATGCAGCAAATGTCCAGTCCGTGCTGACTGTCTGACCTACGCCATCAACACGGTGGGGCTGGTCGGAGTCTGGGCCGGCACGACCACTCACGACCGCATCAAGTTACGCCGAGACAACCCCCGAAACCGGTGTGGAACCAACAACGGCTACCAGCGTCATCGCACTCGCAAAGAACAGGCGTGCGAGGCGTGTTTGGCAGCGCATCGGAAATACAAAACCGACAAGCGTGGGGGCTATGTGTTCGGGGCGAGGACTAACTGATGTCAGATTGCCACGATACGCCCCTAGAACGCTCTGTGTGGCGAGCAAAGGCGGTCTGCAAGGGTTTGCCTATCTCTTGGTTCTTTGACCCTGTGGAGACCGTTTTAGAGGGTGGGCCGAATGTCCGAGAAATCTGCCGACTCTGCCCCGTGAAGAACGAGTGCCTAGAGGAAGCCCTGACCTACGAGAACCAGGCCGACCTTGCTGGCATCTGGGGTGGCCTCGATGAGACCGAACGCAAACAGATCCGAAAGGACAGGAGGAAGAAGAAATGAGCATTATCAGAGTTGAACGAATGAGTCAGCCCTACACCATGATTGCCAACGCCACGCTGCAGGACACGAGCATCAGTCTTGAGGCACGGGGGCTACTGACCTATCTGCTATCAAAACCCGATACCTGGGCAGTCGTAGTGACCTGGCTTCAGACCGAGATGAACGTGGGCCGTGTCAAGATGAATCGCATGGTTAAAGAGCTAGAGAACGCTGGCTACATTCAGACTCGCATAATCCGTGAGGATGGAAAAATCACGCAGTACGAGCGCATCGTTCACGAATCCCCCACTCTTATCTCTGAACCTGCTATCACCAGACCTGTTATCTTGAAACCTGATAGCAGTGAAAATACCCCTATAAAGGAAAGAGTAAAGAAAGAACAGATTGAAGAAAGGAATGAGGTAATACTCGCCTCTCAAAATCTTTCTAGTTTGATGCAGGAACTTCGAGTCGGCATCCTCGGTGACAGGTTCCCAGAGACCAAGCGCCAGGCAGAGATGATGGCAGTCCTAGTTCGCCAGCACGGGGAAGAAACTGTCCGCAAGGTTATGGAGTGGGCTATGGCAGACTCGTTCTGGGCGGTGACAATCGTCACGCCTATGATGCTGCACAAGCACTTCGCCAAACTCAAGGCTCAACAAATCCGTGATAAGTCATCGGCCAAATCAGTTTTAGAGCGGTACCTAGAAAACCATCCAGAGGAGGATGACTAATGAATAAAGAAGAAGCAGCAATTTTAGTGACTCGATTGTTTGACGCATACACTAGAAATCCAAGCGATTCGCAGATTGACGAGTGGGTCAAGGCCCAGCGCCGGTTTAACTACCGGCCTGACGATGTGAATCTCGCTATTGACAGTCTTTTAAACACTCAAAGTAGGCTGCCGACCATCGCCGAGCTACGGACTGCGGTCATGGCGGTACACACCCAGCGCAACACCCAATCGGGCGCACCGGCTCCCAAGCCTGGCTGGTTAGTCAAGAGCGAGAACGAGTGGCGCACCGAGGACTTTGAGTGGTGGCACGCTCGGTTCGGTTCCTACGCCCCCCAAGCGAAGGCGCTCATCGGTGAGTCCTGCAAGAAGGGCAAGACACGCCTAGCGCTGACCATCGCCAAACTCATCAACGAGATGCAGGGTGATTACTCGATTATTGAGGCGAGCAAGGCTACGGGTGTCTCTGTTGAGAAACTTCGCCAGGCGATTACCTCAAAGAAACTTTTGCCAGTTCCTTATGATTTATCAAAGACTCCTGTAAGTCCGATGATGTTCACTCGGGAGGCGCTTGAGGCTGCCGGATACAGTCTGATAAATCCGAAGGAGAACCTGTCTTATGCGGATCGGTGGGAACGCCTGAAGCAACTGACCTCGGGTAACACCTTTGTCATCACGCCACCGGCCCGAGTCGCAGCATCCACCTTTGAGGAGTTCTAAATCATGGTCACGCAGGAAGATGTCTTAATCCCAGACCTTCCTGCGCTGGTCATGCTTTTGGCCGACTTCCAGATGGGGCAATACTCGGTTGAGGTGAACCGCACTTCACGGATGCTGTTCGTGTGGCCGACACCGCCGGATGAAATCACCGAGCAAGTCAAGATGTACTTTGAGGAACTTGCCCACCTGCAACCTGGTGTTTGTGACACCTGCCAGCAATGGCACATCAGGCGCTTCGATGCCTACTGGGGAGCCTCACCGCTCTACTGCGCTCGATGCCTTTCACGGATCATTAAGTACTTCAACAGCAACGAGTCGTGGCCGGAAGTTACGATTGACGAATGAAGCGCAGCCCCATTAACCGAGTGAGCAAGAAGCGCAAGTCGCTTGATGCTGAACGCAAGGCCACTCGGGAGATGGTTCTAGCTCGTGACCTGAACCGATGCCAAGCGTACATCTACGGTTGCACCCTTCACGCTACGGATGTTCACGAAATCAAATCCCGAGCGAGGGGTGGCAGCATCGTGGCGGTCGGTGGAGACCTGTCTAACTTTCTATCGCTCTGCCGGTCGTGCCATTCCTACATAACCACCCACCCAGCCTTTGCCGAGAAGTGGGGGTTCGCAGTTCCGTCATGGAGTTCACCTGCCGAGTACCGCAAGGCCGAGCGTGCCAGGGTAATGTTCCGTCAAGGTGGCGAGCCGGATGAAATCGTTGAGGAAGAATACGATGGCGAAGAAGCAGACTGAACTCTTTACCAACGAGACACTCAAGTCATTAGAGACCGAGCGTGAGTTCCAAACCCGAGTGAGTGACCTTGCTCGACTGCTGGGCTGGTCGGTCTACTCCGTTCCTGATTCACGCAGAGCTACCCTCTCGGGCTATCCCGACTTGACAATGTGGCGTGTAACGGATCGGCGCATCATCTTCGCTGAACTCAAGCGTGAGAAGGGTCGCATCTCACCGGCGCAGGAGGTCATCCTCGGGGAACTGCGAGCGCTGGGGAAGGTCGAGGTCTACCTGTGGAAGCCTTCCGACTGGCCCGAAATCCTCGGCACGCTGCAACGCCCCTAGCCAAAACCCCCGTATTTATGGGCGAAACTCCCCCTAAAAATAAATCCCGAAATGATTGGCAAACCCTTGTCCCGTAGTGGTACAGTTTCTATGTCGAGGGAAACACCCGAGGCAGATACCTGAGGAGGTACGAAATGAACATTACCGAACTGCGCCAGTCAATAGATGCAGACATCACCGCCATCGCAAGCAAGATTGCCAAGATGGTTTCGGAGACCAACGCCGACATCAAAAAGGCGCTCCACAAAGAAGTGAACGCCGACATCAACGCCCTTGCCTTTCAGACCAAGATGATGCCCCACCTGATTTCAATGTGGGTTCAGAAGGCGAAGGTCGCATAATGCGTACATGGATTTGCCCAAAGTGCCAGCACGAAGTTCGTGCCATCGCTACCCAAGTAGCGCACCGCTGCCCGAGCAACAAGAACCTGATGACCGAATACAAGGAGGAGAAATGACTACGACCCCGTGGGGCGAAGACCCCAGCACCTTTCACGAGCCGTTGTGCTTGGAGTGCGGAGCGCTAACGAAGCGAGCCTGCAAGTGCGATGAGGACAGCGAATGACCCCCTTCACGCTGATTGACGAAATCGTGCAGACAGTCGGTCTGACCATTAACTCAGGGCAGTTGTACCGCCAGCCCCAATGGGTCAAGTGGTATGCCGAGGAGGTCACGGTCTCGCTTTACGGATCGGAACTGCACGAGACCTGCATCCTGTCCGTCCTAACCGAAACCGGCGATGGGGTCTGGTCGCTAACCACCTTCCCCGATGCCGATGGCATGGATGAGTGGCGCAGCCGGAACCTCGTAGAACTGGCCGAGTTTGAGATACACCTGAAATCCCTAGTAGCGGTAAACTAACTAAAGCCCCTGAGGAGGTCGCAATGCAACTGAACATCTTTGATACCCCGTACCAAGCACACTCGGAAACAAGTCGAGGCGCAGCGCAAGCAATCGCTGGCAAAGCCAAGTCACTCCGAGAGCTGGTGTTTGAAGCGCTCACCGTCAAGCCAATGACTGATGAGCAAATCGCCACCTGCCTGAACCTGAACCCCAGCACCGCACGGCCTCGCCGAGTTGAGTTGCAGAGGGCTGGTCGCATCCGTGAACACTCACGGGCGCTGACCTCATCAGGTCGGAGTGCCGTTGTTTGGAGCGTGGCATGAAGCGCTGGATGCTCCTGTGGACAGTCATCGTGCTGACCCTGCAGGCAAGCCCAGCGTTAGCCCCTATCGCCCAGGCAGAATTAATCGCCCCCAAGCCCCTCGTGTCGGCCGACATCATGGCCAAGTGGAACAAGGTCGCTCAATGCGAGCAGGGTGGCAACTGGCACTTCAACGGATCTATCTATGACGGTGGACTCGGGATGCTGCGAAGCAACTGGTACGCCTACGGAGGCCAAGAGTTTGCCCCCGAAGCGCACCTTGCCACCCCCGAGGAGCAAGTCCTAATCGCAATCCGTATCCAAGCCCGAGCCGGTTTCCCCGACTTCGTGCCAGACCAAGATGGGAGATGTTCAGGATGGTAGTAGTCACAATCATTGTCGGAGGGCTGTTCGGCTGGCTCGTGGGTTTCGCTGCGGTACGCATTGAGCGCTGGTGGCAGAGCCGATGACCTGGCTACTCATCTGGCTGGGCCTGAACTTCGTGCCGTTATTCATAGCCGTTATGATTGCAGTAATCAAGGGGAGTAAAAATGACTAAGTTCGACCAGGCGCTTGAAGAGCTACGGGCCATGCACGATAAGAAGCAAACCGATTACGGGCGCACCGGCGATCCGTTCAGCAATGTTCGAGCCTCCGAAGCGTTTGGCATACCAGGCTGGGTCGGCGCAATGACCCGAGCCAACGACAAGATGCGCCGGTTGCAGAAGTTCGCAGCCGAGGGCAACCTTGCCAACGAGAGTGTCGAGGACAGCCTGATTGACCTAGCGGTCTACGCCATCATCGGCCTCATTCTCTACCGTGAAGAGCGCCTAGAGGATTTACTATCCGTAGCCTTTGACAAGGTGGAAGCCCGAGCCGAGGAACTGGCTGGTCAGAACACCTTTGGCAACGGCCTGCCCGAGCAATACAAGTCCTACGCCGAATACATCTGGCGAGATGCCCCCAAGTTGATGACGGTGAACACCCAAGACTTCACCAAAGACCTAAACAAGTTGATGGTCTCAATGTGGGATGGGTTCGATTTCTCCGATGACTGAACTCAACCCCTCACGCATCGCTGGTCAAATCGAGCAGGTCATTGAGCGCCTAGAGGACTTAACTCACTCCCTCGCTGACCTTGCCTACCAGTCAGCCATAGCCGAGGCATCGTTCAAGAGCGCCTACGCCCAGGCACGACTGCGCCACCGTGCTGCGAGCAAGGAGAAACTGACCGAGGCCCTGCTGTCGGATCTAGCCGATGACGAGTGCGAGGAAATCCGCCTGCAACACCTAATCGCCAGCGCCAAACACTCGGCAGCCCGAGATGCCCTACGAGCTACTCAATCGCAACTTGACGGCCTTCGGACTCTGTCGGCAGGCATACGTTCCGTGTCATAGCACCGCAGTAAGATGTACCTAACCAGTCCAGAGGAGGACAATATGAAGTGCAGCACCCTAGTTAGAACCGACCAAATCGACCATGACCAGTGGCTTGAGTATCGCCGGAAGGGTATCGGTGGAAGTGATGCCGGTGCAATCTTGGGCCTCTCACGCTACGCCAGCGCCTTCAGCGTATGGCACGACAAAGTTCACGGAGCCGGTGAGTTCACCAGCAACGAAGCAATCGAGTGGGGCAACGACCTTGAACGGATTGTTGCAGAGAAGTACGCCAAGACCTCGGGAGACCGAGTGGTGGCAATACCGGCGCTACTCCGATGTGACCGCAATCCCTTCATGCTCGCCAACGTGGACTTCTTTATCCTGCAAGACGATGCCCCCATTATCTACAAAGCAGGGGAAGTCACCGACATCCCACGCACGCTGCGATTACGAGGATGTTGCCGACCTCGTAACCGCCATCTTGGAAATCAAGACCACCGGCATCGCTGGCCGAGGCAACGCTTCAGCCTGGGCCAATGACGAAGTGCCACCTACCTACGAAGCGCAGGGCAAGCACTACTGCGCCGTGACCGGCCTGAACCGTGTGGTGTTCGCAGCGCTAATCGGCGGTCAGGGGTTAGCCATCCGTGAACGGATCTACTCACCGCTTGCCATTGCCGACCTTGTAGGAGCCGAGCGCAAGTTCTGGGAGAGCGTAGAGTCCGGTGAAGCCCCAGACCCTTCAGGTGTCGAGGCCGACTTTGCCATCATCAAGGCGCTGAACCCCGTTTCTGACGGAACCGAGGTAGAGGCCGATGACTTCGCAGCCGAGAACATCGCCCACTACCGCACGCTCAAGGCGCAGGCTGACGAGCTGGACACTCGGGTCAAGGCAGCCCGAGCCAAGATTGAGGCGTTCATCGGGTCGGCCGAAACCGTGACCTACGAAGGCCAGACCCTACTGACCTACAAGTCCACCAAGCCCCGAGCCACGCTGGATGCCAAGATGCTGACCGAGATGCACCCTGACATTGTGGCTGAGTTCACCTACGAGCGCCCAGGCTCCCGAGTGATGCGGATCAAGGGGGAGTAGATGTGGAGTTTCGTACTTGAGGGCATCGGCCTGTTCGGGGCCACCCTCGCCGGTAGGAAACTCTGGCAGGGCTGGCTCGTGCTACTAGGCAACGCCGTGCTGTGGACTATTTATGGCTTCACCAGCCACCAGTACGGGTTTTGTTTTGCCAGCATTTTCTACGCTTTTGTGTATTCACGGAACTTGACCAAGTGGCGCAACGCTCCGAAGGAGATAGTCCACCCGTGACCTGCCTAAACTGTCACCGCCCCATCGCAGCCAAATGGATTCGCAAGGTCTGGTATCACCTTGATACCGGCAGAGAGCAATGCAACTATGAAGACTTGTACGACATCAACATCGCTACGCCGTGACCGCCGACCCTTCCCCCGTCTGCCCGACCTGCAACGCCCTGCGCCCAAGTCAATACGAACCCTGCCCTACCTGTGGCGAAATCGACTAGGGCTGTAGACTGTCTCAAAAGGGGAACACATGACGGTAGTTGCAGCGTTAGTCACCAAGACCGGCTGGGCCTACATGGGCGCAGACATCGGCGCAAGTACCGAGGGTTCCTATTCGCTCATGGCTGACCCGAAAATCATGGCGTTCTACGAGGACAGCCTGGTGGGATACGCCGGTTCAATCCAGCAAGGTCGCAGGGCGTTCAACTTCCTGATGGACACCGCAGGGCCGAACAAGGTCAAAGCCTTTGAAGAGGCGTGGACTAAGGATGACTACGGAGACACCGACTTTCTGTTTGTTGAAGCCGGTCGGATCTACGAGGTGCAGTCCGATGGCTCGGTGCTTGAGATACGCCCGTGCGCTAATGGCTCGGTCTACTCCGCAATCGGTGGGGGCGCACCCGTAGCTCTCGGGGCGCTCTATGTAGACCACATCGACCTGAACTCCGTACTCCAAGCGGTCGATGCTGCCAGCGCTCACGTTCCTGGTATCTACGGCCCACCCGTTCTCATTGAATGCCCACCAGCGTGACCCTGTTCAAAGGCAATTGCCTCGAAACCCTAAAGACCCTGCCCGATTGCTCGGTAGATTCCATTGTCACCGATCCACCGTACGAGCTGGGCTTCATGGGTAAGTCGTGGGATAACTCCGGTATTGCCTACTCAACTGACCTATGGGCCGAATGTCTACGGGTACTAAAGCCAGGTGGACACCTGCTGGCGTTCTCCGGTTCTCGTACCTATCACCGAATGGTCGTGGCGATTGAGGACTCCGGCTTCGAGATTCGTGACCAGATTATGTGGCTCTACGGTTCAGGGTTCCCGAAGTCGCTTGATGTGAGCAAGGCGATAGACAAGGCTGCTGGGGCTGAGCGTGAAAAGATTCGAACATCAATAACCACCAAAAGTACGGCTGGAAAGGGAACTTCTAACGAGTTAGATGAACGACCCTGGCTAACAAAAGCAAGAAAAAATGGCTATCACGAACACGATGGCAATACACCAGCCACGCCCGAAGCCCAACAATGGCAAGGCTGGGGAACCGCACTTAAACCAGCACACGAGCCAATCGTGGTCGCTCGCAAGCCCCTTATCGGTACGGTCGCTAACAATGTCCTGACCTACGGAACGGGTGCGCTGAACATTGACGGGTCACGGGTGGGGACTGATGGTGGTTGTTCAGGTGCAAGTGCAGGGTCAAGCAACGGCATTTACGGTGACGGACTCAATGGAAGAACGCCTGCCCAGCCGGTTGAAGGTCAAGGTCGCTGGCCTGCCAATGTAATCCATGACGGTAGCGATGAAGTGCTGGCAGGGTTCCCGATAACTGCAAGCACCGGCAACGGAACTAAATCAGGACACCGCAAAGGTGGAGCAAGCGAGAACTCCGTTGGTCTAGCAGGGCAAAAGAACGCTATAGATGGATACGCCGATGGTGGCTCTGCAGCCCGATTCTTCTACACAGCCAAGACTTCAAAATCC